TATTGGAGGCCACATGGTTATGCGCCTTATTAGTGAGGGCTATAAGGTGGTAGCAGTTGACATTAAGCCACTAACTGAGTGGTATCAAATTAGTACCAAGGCATTGAGTGAAGGTCTTTTCGATCTTAGAAAAGCTGAAGAAGTTAATCGCCTCATTCAGTTCGGTGAGTTTGACGAAGTGTATCAGTTGGCTGCGGACATGGGAGGTGCTGGGTATATTTTCACTGGAGATAATGACGCGGCTGTAATGCACAATTCAGCCACAATAAATCTTAATGTGGCGCACGCTATTTCGTGCAGGAACAAGAAGCCCAAAGTGTTTTATTCCTCCTCGGCGTGCATCTACCCAGGGGAGAACCAGACAGACCCAAATAACCCAAACTGCGTAGAGGATTCGGCTTATCCCGCAAACCCCGACTCGGAGTATGGTTGGGAGAAGCTGTTTTCCGAGCGTATGTGGAGAGCTTTTGCTAGAAATCACGAAATGGAAGTTCGCATCGCACGATTCCATAACATTTTCGGACCTTATGGCACATGGACAGGTGGAAAAGAGAAAGCCCCTGCTGCCATGTGTCGAAAAGCCTTAGAGGTTAACGTGCCGAAAATGAGTGCGACCATGATGGACGAAGCTAGAGTCCCTAGACCAAAAAGAAAAATGGAGGTGTGGTGTCCTGGCACGCAGACACGATCCTTTTTGTACATTGACGAATGTGTTGAAGCTGTACGGCGTCTCATGGAGTCCGATGTTACTGAGGTAATTAACATTGGATCTGATGAGATGATTTCTATCAACGATCTAGCTAAGATGGCCTTAGAGCTTGCTGACAATGAAGATATTGAAGTGGTTAACATTGATGGTCCTGTAGGTGTCATGGGGAGATGCTCTGACAATTTCATGATTGAAGATCTTCTCGATTGGAGACCCACCATGAAACTTCGCCAGGGCATGAAGAAAACCTTGGAATGGATCAAGACTCAGATGTGATTAGGTATAATAAGCCATGAAAATAAACGACTACCAAATTCAAGCCAACGAAACCGCAATTTACCCTGAAGGACTCAACTACCCTATCTTGGGCCTAGCAGGTGAGGCTGGGGAGCTTTGCAACAAATACAAGAAGATTCTCCGAGACAAGGAGGGCGAAGCTGATGTGAATGACATTGATCAGCTTGCAAAAGAGCTAGGTGATGTGTTATGGTATGTGGCACAGATCGCTACAGAGCTAGGCACTGACTTGGAGACGGTAGCTAGAGCAAACATCATGAAGCTTGGAGACAGGAGAGAGAGGGGAGTCCTTGGTGGTTCGGGAGACAACCGCTGATGCCTGACTACGAATTCTATTGCACTGAGTGTGATGCTTTTTGGTCTGTTTACATGAAGATGGAAAACTACGAAGAAGGTAAGAAAGAAGCACGCTGCCTCGACTGTGATCCTAATAAGGAGAAGCCCAGCACTCTTGAGAGGTACATGGGTAACTGTACTCCGAGAGTAAAGATCACAGGAGAGGGTGTTTATAATCCAGGAAGCTTTTGATGGACCTTGAGCCGACGCCGCCCATGAGGGCAGCTATCAAACAATCTGAAAAATCTGATCATCGTTTCAAAATGGGAGCAGCCATAGCAAAGGGCAATAAGGTCCTAGTGGCTGCTCCTAATTCTAGGAAAACACATCCTAAGTATGGGTCAGGTGCATGGTCAACTCTTCATGCTGAGAGTCATGCTATCTACAAGGCTATCAGACAGGGGATAAACATCAAAGGAGCTACGATGTACGTTTACAGAGCTAATGATCTGCTGGCTAAACCGTGCCCTTGCTGCATGGGATTGATTCACAAGTACGGAATTAAAGATGTGGTTTACAGTGGCTAAAAAGTCAAAAGATCTATAATAAGGCATGGACAAAACAGTATTAGATAGGCTCAAGAACGCGGGCCTCCTTTCCGATCAGATTACAGACATGGGCTTCGTCTCCACAGGGAGCTACGCCCTCAACCGTGTCATCAGCGGGGACTACACCAAAGGCATCCCTATCGGCATGATCACACAGTTCATGGGTGAGGCATCCACAGCTAAGACTGTGTTCGCTACGCACATCCTGAAGGACGCGCAGCACAAAGGCTACTACGCCATGCTGGTGGATTCTGAGAATGCTTATAACCCAGAGTTTGCTGAGAGTCTGGGACTTGACCCTAAGAAGTTAATTTACGCTGCTCCTGACACGCTAGAAGATTGCTTCCAGGTCATCGAGGACACGATCAAGGCCATCAGAGAGACAGACGCAGACACTCCTATCGTGATTGCATATGATAGTATCGCTGTCTCTCCTTCTAAGGCTGAGTTCGAGGCAGAGAATTACGACGGCAACAATATGCAGGGAGCCGTCAGGGCCAAGAGCACTGGTGCCTGTCTACGCAAGATCAATCCCCTGCTACGCAAGCACAAGGTGGGTCTAGTGGTCATCAACCAGATCCGTAATAAGGTGGGCGTCATGTATGGGAACCCAGAAACCCAGGCAGCAGGAGGCAAGAGCCTTGAATACTACCTGGGCGTCAACATGAAGACGATCTCGAACAAAACCTCTGACCTTATCAAGGACGAGAACAAGCAGATCGTCGGCATCCAGGGAAGGCTCAGGAACACCAAGAACAAGGTATCCATCCCATTCCGCGAGACTACGTTCAAGCTGATGTATGACGAGGGCCTGGACCCCTATGAGGGGCTCCTAGACTTCCTTGTGGTAGACGGGATTGTGCAGCAGAGTGGTGCGTGGTTCACTTTCGGAGACAAGAAGTTCCAACGTAAGTCCTTTTACGAGAGCTTCTTAGGCGAAGAATTTGCTGAACTTCGCAAAGTAATTGGCGTTTCCGATTGCAACTAATCGCTGAACGAGTATAATAGGGGGACCGAACGAGGCATTACGACATGGACGACAAATTCTACGAAGAGCTTTCAAGAATGATCAATGGCGCGTTTGACGCCACGTTCGGCAGAACTCACACTCAACAAACACAAGAGGACACTCCTATGGTTGCTATCAAGAACGAAGAACTCATCCGCAAGTACGCTCCCGCTGCTTTCGCTACTGCTCCCGAAGAGGGCCGTGTATCTGATCGGTACACCTTCCTCCCCACCACTGAAATCCTGTCCATCCTACAGGATGAGGGTTGGACTGCTTGGAAGGCCCAGCAGGTCAGTGCTCGTAAGTGGAGCAAGGATCACGCCAAGCACATTATCCGCCTCCGTCACGAAGACATGGACATGGAGAAGTTTGGCACTGGCGACAGTTTCCCTGAGATGCTTCTCATCAACGCTCACAATGGCCTCGGAGGGTACACCCTACAAGGGGGCATCTTCCGCATGATCTGCTCTAACGGGATGGTGATCTCCGAACAAGATTTCGGCAGGATCCATATTCGTCACATTGGCTTCGAGCCCAAGCAGGTGCAGGACGCTTCTCGTCAGCTTATCACCCAATCTTCGGAAATCGCGGATAAGATCGGTAGCTGGCAAGGGACGGAGCTTTCTGAGCGCAGCCGTAAGGACTTCTTTGCTGATGCCGCAAAGCTTCGCTGGGACTCTCCGCATGAGAGCATCCTGAAAAACCTCTCCACGCCTCGCCGTGAAGCAGATAAGGGTACTGATCTTTGGCGCACGTTCAACGTGGCTCAAGAGAACCTGCTCCGTGGAGGTTTCCGTAACGAGGGGACTAACCGAATGGTTCGCTCCATCTCGAACATTCAAAAAGATGTGAATTTGAACCAACAACTGTGGGAGCTTGCCTCTACATACAGTGAGGGCGTTGCTCTCAACTAATTCTTAGAGGGAGGGGTGTTTTCCCCCGTCCACTCCTCCCTCGTTTATTATCATGTTGGAAGGAGACTACAGAGAACCTTTGATGGTTGATGAGGATGGCTTGTACATCACTGTCGCCCAGATAAATTTCTTTTTGAACAGAAAAAACGGAGAAGAGCTTGTAGATAAGGGCTCTCCTGAATTCCTGAAGTATTACAGGAACTGCTGTCTCTACAATCTAGTGTACGACATGATGGAAGAAGATCCTGGTTGCGGCAGTATGTACTGGGACGACCTGACGGAATCGGTCGCTATGGCTTTCCCGATGGATGGAAAAGTATCTAGAGCCTTGGCAGCGATATCTTTGCGATACTCTCAAGAGGACGACGATGAATTCGGCCTTTTTAGCTAATGGGACACACATATAGAAAAGACAGAGAGGACTACAACACCTCTAGTAAAAAGAAACAGCGTAAACCAAAGAAGACTCAACTCAATCAATCCTATAATGTGATGAACTCTTTCGAGCACGATGAGTACGAAGAAGAGGAAGAGTTTGAGAAATTCAATGCAAGACGTAAAAGTAAATAACCCTGCTCCCGCTTATCTGACAGCAAAAAATGTAATCAGTGAAGAGTGTGCTAAAACACTCATGGAGTTGGTTGACGAACGGGGGAAGCGATCTGAATGGTCTTACAATCCTTGGTGTCTTGAGTATCAGATCGCCAACCCATTTTCTAAGGTCAGGACGAACAATGATGAGAAGATCATCTCTGTTCTTCCTGACCTATTTTCTATCGGAGAGAGCTTCCTGAGGCATATCAACTGGAGCTTCTCTAACACGGTATGTGATGTGGTCACAGGACACCACGGGTTCTGGATTTTGAAGTATGAAGAAGGAGGCTTCTTCGAGTCGCACTGCGATTGGGACTCAGGACCTAACGGCATCCGCCCACCTATCGTAGCAACTGCTGCGATCCTCCTTAATGATAATTTTGAAGGAGGAGAGACTGTCATTTTTAATTCTATGGGAGAAGAGACTATGATAGGGGGTGAGAAAGAAGTTGGGTCAGCCCTGGTGTGGGACGGGTTTACACAACATCAAGTGAATAAAATAACAAAGGGCACAAGATATGCTCTTGTCATTCACTATACAGGAACAATAAAATGAAGAATTGGTTTAGCAAGCAAGAAAAAACTAAGTTAGATTTCACTGCCAAGAACAGGCGCAGGGATCTAATTAACAGAACACTTAAGGTCCATCTAGAGCTAGAGATGGAGTATCCAGAAAAGGTAGACATCGTTCAAGCAATTAGAGATACCAAAACATCATTCGATCTACCTCCAGGGGTTGAGATGAAGGATGCACATCTGGCATTTGTTGAAATCCTCGGTGATCCTAATGCTAAAAAATGAGATTCTACCCTGGAAGCCCTTCGGCCTAGAGCTAACTCATGGCGAGTGGGAAGACATTGTTACTTGGTATGTACAAAAAAAGATCGCAGAGTCCCTAGATAATAAGGAGGGAAATTGACATGCCAACAAATTATGTCCCCAAGAACGCGATCCTCGGCCCCACCAGGATTCAGAGAATTGCTAAGAAGTTGATTGATGAGGCAGGAGAAGACAGGAAGCTGGCTCTCGATGCTCATAGATTTTTCAGAGGCATGGTTGACGATAATCCACAGGACTCTACTGCTAAGAGTCTGATGGTTGATGCACTTAAAGTAGCTCAAGCATCTAAGAATAATGTGGTCAAGATACTCAACCTAGTTGTAAAAATGGAGGAGTCTAAAGGTGACAACATCACCAAGGCTTCTAAAGGTTCCGGAAATTCTGTATTCAGCGAATTAGACAATTTATTAAATGAGTGAGCGCAAAACATACAGGGTCGTATGCCCTGAGCTTGATGTAATCCTTAACCTCAAAGGTCTTGTTGTGGAAGAGGAGATGGAGTTGTACAATCAGCTTCGAGAAAAGATTAGAACAGAAGCACAGCCGATTAAGTTCGATGAGTATAAGACGTTCATTGTCAGAAAGTTTCTAATAGACGTTGATGCTTTCTTTGAACTTTTTCCCGATGATGATATTGAGTTGATGCAGGAGGGCGTGGATGCCGCATATGAAGCTATCATCCGAATGTATCCTCCCTTCTCTCTTAACTTCATCTGTGAAGACCTAAACTCTGAGACCTTCTTCAAGGACCCTAGTAATAGTAATGCTATAGCTAGATTGAAGGAGCAGCTTCTAGGGGTAACTCAACGAGACACTGAAGATAGCGTACAGCTTCCTGTGGCCTTGTCATCAATCGAAGAGTTGAAGAGGTTGGAGGAGTACCTGCTGGAGAATATTGTGGGCCAGGAGGCTGCTATCAAGTCTCTGATGCGCTCTCTGAAGCTTATGGCCTCTGGACTCTCTGGACAGTCCTCGTTTCTCTTTGTCGGCCCTACAGGCGTGGGTAAGACGCAACTTGCAAAGCTGCTGGGAGAGAAGTTCAGTGGTAACTTCTACAAGATCAACTGCGCTGAGTATGCTGGTGGGCATGAGTACGCCAAGCTTATTGGATCTCCTCCAGGCTATGTAGGTCACACAGAGAAGTCTCTACTGGCTGAGAAGGCAGAGAAGAGTAACAGTTGGGTGTTCTTGTTCGATGAGATTGAGAAGGCTCACCACAAGCTGTACGACTTCTTGCTGAGTCTTCTTGATGACGGCACCTGCACTGATAACATGGGACAGGTTCTAGACTTTTCTCAGTCGATCTTTATCTTTACATCTAACCAAGGTGTTGGAGAGATCAAGCGGGAGTCTGTTGGCTTCATGTCTAGTAAAGAAGAAGTTTCCGATTCTGTTAGCGAGAGTGTTATCAAGAAGTCTGTTAAGAGACACTTCAGCCCAGAGTTCCTAAACCGTATTGATGATACTGTAGTGTTCAAACCACTTTCTAAAAAGGATGTGAAGGATATTGCTGCTCTACACTTGGAGAAGCTACCCATCATGACCACTCATGCTCTTGTAGAGTTTGTTGCGGACAAGGGGTACTCCCGCGAGTATGGAGCCAGGAACATTGCTAGGTTCATCAAGAACAACGTCTCCGATAAGGTTGCAGATGCCATCCTGAACGAGCTTGTCCCCAAAAATGGTGATGAGTTCTACAAGCCCAGGATCGTGCGAGGTGAGGTGAAAATCATCGACACCGAAAAATATAACGTCTCTTCCGTATGAAATCTCTGAAGACTGGGGTATAATGTAATGTCGAGGAGGAGCGAGTGGGTAACCACCGCTGTCAGAACACACCTCCTCGACACCAGACCACCCTCCAGTAGCTCATTGGTCAGAGCAGTGTTCTTATAAAGCATTGGTAGGTGGTTCGATTCCACCCTGGAGGACCAAACACCAAACCAAATTAATTATTATGGATACTAAACTAGCAGAAAAATACCTTTCCGAAGCCCTTGAGGGGGCTGAACAAGCGCAAGAGCAAATTGGTCGAGCCGTCGAGCAGATGGAAGCCCAACTTGGAAATGCAAAAAGCCAGCAGGACTCTGTTGCTCAGGCTATCGTCGATCTAAAAGGACTTCTTGGCCTGGAGGATGAGGATGTCGATCAAGCTGAAGAAGTCTGATAAGATTACTTTCGGCTTCTTCCGCAACGAGAAGAAAGCTGAGGAGTACATCGAGCACTACAAGAAGTTTCGTATGAAGAAGGGTGTTGATCCCAACTTCTTTGTAGTGAAGCGTGACCGTAAGAAGGCAGGACAGAAATCGTTTGAGGCGTACTGCCTGATTCCCCGATAGCTCAGTTGGTAGAGCAAGCGGCTGTTAACCGCTGTGTCGCAGGTTCGAACCCTGCTCGGGGAGCCAGGGGATGTAGCCCAATCGGCAGAGGCAACAGACTTAAAATCTGTCAAGTGCGGGTTCGAATCCCGCCATCCCTACCATACATCGGGGGTGAAACGGTATCGACAGGTTGGACAGCGAAAGCGGGACGATTATAGCCCACAGGTTAAAGTTCTACGTTCTTCCTGGACGCGCGTTCGATTCGCGCCACCTCCACCATACACGCCAGATTAGCTCAGTGGTAGAGCACTGCTTTTGTAAAGCAGCGGTCGTCAGTTCAAGTCTGACATCTGGCTCCAATATACATATTATCATGCAAGTAAAAGAAGAATACAACGGCGGTTGCTGGGTAGGTTTTTATATTATTCTATTTGTGTTATTCTCTTTTAAAGCGTGTAACATGTAACGGGGTGTGGCGCAGCTTGGTAGCGCGTCCGCTTTGGGAGCGGAAGGTCGAAGGTTCGAATCCTTTCACCCCGACCATACAACGCACCCGTAGCTCAGTGGATAGAGCAACGGACTTCTAATCCGTAGGTCATAGGTTCAAATCCTATCGGGTGTACCACTATAATAAGGCATGACCTGGGTAGAAAAACTAAAGGAACACTGGGAAGACATTCTTGAAGAGTATCTCAAAATTCATGGTGCCACGCCTTACTTTGAAAGAGATCTCTACACGGGGGATTGGGATGTCTTCCCGTTTCTTTTTTTTGATCAAGTCTTTGAAGACGGTATTAAGTTATGCCCGAAGACTTGGGGGTTACTTAAGGATATCCCAGGACTCGTCAATGCATCATTCTCTATTCTAAAGCCTGGGACAGAGATTGCTCCGCACACGGGGTTTACTGATCAAGTATACAGATATCATTTAGGTATAAAAATACCTGACGACTGTGGTATGATAGTAAACAACAAACTTATCTCCTGGGAGCCAGGACAACTACTATTATTCGATGACACACAAGAACACTCAGCATACAACAGAAGCGACGAAGAAAGAGTCGTATTGCTCTTTGACGTTGAACGAGGTAAAGAAATGCATCTCGGAACATGCAGCCTATTGGATTGATTTGTATAATAAGTGCCCTGTCAATGATCGCAATGAATCCATCACAGACTTTGCAAAAGGGTCATACATGGCTTGCTTGGAGATGAAAAAACGGGTAGAGGAACTACTAAATGAAATCGAGTGACAGTTACGACAGTATTGGCTGGGACGTAGGGCAGCTAGTACAAGCTAAACAAAATGCCTACGGTGATTCCTTCGGACGTAGTGGGGAATGCCTTCGTCAGATGTTCCCTAATGGTATACAATTAAATCAATATGATGATCTATTGACAATCGCTCGTATACTAGATAAACTATTCCGAATCGCTAACGACCCAAAAGCTTTCAGTGAGAATCCGTGGCAGGACATTGTAGGTTACGGGCTCCTAGCGATGAGACGCTACGACGAGAAAGATGACTGAATGTATCAACTGTAACGCATCGGGTGGATGCACTGGGCAATGCTCGCCTATTCCTAAATCATGAGTAAAGAAAAAGAAAACGTAGACACTTCAGGTGCGGCCAACATGGACTTTGATGCTCTTCTACAAGAGATCACTGACATCTTTAATGACATCAACTGGGATAACTACGCAAAGGAGGATCAAGAACCTCGATCATAACGATCTAGAGATGAGGTCCATCATATTAACAGTTCCACTTACGAAGAGCTTTGTTGATGCGTGAATCAGGATCGTTAGCAGTCTTAGAGGAGGTAAGTCTTTTCTTCATGCCTCCCATACGAGCGCAGAAAGACTTTCTCCTCTTTGCACGCTTGGATCCTTTCTTGAGTTTACTGGGCTTCGTGGTCACCGCAGTCTTGAGCTTAGAACCAGGGTTGGCTGCTCTATAAGCTTTTACCCCTTTAGAGGTCAGTCCTCCCGCACGGCTCTTATGCACGCCCATTTTCATCTTGGGCATCACACCCTTCTTCTTCTCTACAATGAGAACACCCAAGGCTTTGTAAGCTTCGTTAATCACTCGTCATCTCCAATGGATTTAAAACGATAGCCTACCTTTAGTCTACGATGTCCTGACATTGCGGTAGCTCTAACCTTATCGGGTGGCTGACCACTGGCTTCCCCCGTCTCTGCGTCCTTGATCTTTTTGTTGCCACTGTCTACTACTTTCTGTCCCACTTTCTTGGCAACACTCTGAATGACTTTTGTTTTAGCAGCGGCTTTAACAGCATTCTTGACAAGCCCCATCATTTCGGCAATGACCATGCCCATGTCATGGTAGACGGTGTGAGAGTCTTCCCGCCCTGGCTTCTCCCCAGGCTTTGGACCAGGAATTTTCCCTGTTTGTGGAGTAAGGCTTTCGGCACCTGAGGGAAGTTCCTCCTTTCCCAACTTACGACGTTGAGCCTTGCTAGTCTTACCGAATAGTGCTTTAGTCGTGGGCGCTGTTCTGGGGTCAGGATTAGTTTTTGCTTTGCTAAATCCCCCCTTACCTTTTATTCTTTCTAGAGTTTCTAGAATAACCAAGCCTATGTTGTAGTATGAGGATTCGTTCTTTCTACTCTTCTTTTTCTTCTTCTTTTTCTTCTTCCCTCT